AGGGCAAAAGCACTTACTAAATCAAGACAACAAGGTTATATTAATGGTCGCCTAGGTTTGGTTATTGATGGTACTGGTAAAGACTACGAAAAGATTGTAAAACAAGCCATTGCTCTTAGAAAACTTGGTTATGACACTGCAATGATTTTTGTGAATACTGACGAAGAAACTGCATTGGAACGTAATAGACAAAGAGCAAGATCATTACCTGATAATACTGTTTCTAAAATGTGGAAAGATGTCCAAAAGAATTTAGGTAAATTCCAAATATTCTTTGGTACTTCAATGTTTATTATTGATAACTCAGAAGGATCTGATTTTAAAACACAAGTATTATCTACATATAGAAATATTAGTAATTGGGCTAAAAAGAGACCAAAGAATAAAGCTGTGGATTCTTGGATGAAAGCACAGATGAATGAAGATGCAGCTGCCACAAGTACAGCATCTATTCCTAATCCAGCACAAACTGCAATGGGTCCGAGTTTTAAACCTAAGAACGTAACGGATCGTAGAAGAAAGAAAAGAATGGTTCTTCTAAAAAGATTCAGAAAGCATATGGAAAACAATGGCTAAGTTATATTTAATGTTATTCTTAATGAGTATTCTAGGTAGCGTTGGTTACGGCGGATACTCCTATTATATGTGGTCACAAGAAACTATTGGAACACTCCGAGAGAATAATGTTAAATTAAAGTCTGCAGCTGAAACACTACAGAATACAGTAGAAACTATGGCAGCTGATGCTAAGAAAAATGAACAACTAAATAAAGATTTAACTAAAAGATTACAACAATCGCAAGAGCACCTAGACAAGTTAAGAGGTGTGTTTGCTAAAATTGACTTGACTATGGAGGCATTAACAAATGCACAAGGACTCGAAGACAGGGTTAACGCAGCAGTTGAAAAACTTATTAACCGAATCGAAAACGAAACTACTCCTCCTAGCGATGAGCCCGTTGATACTGACAGCGTGCAGCGGGAGAACTCCGGAGGCTGAGGTAGTAGTCACTACTGAATACCAAAAACAAAACATTCCTATTCAGGAACGTCCGAAGGCAGTACAGTTTCCTCCGGTTGATTGGTTTGTAATTACAGAAGAAAATCTTGAAGAAAAGATTAAAGAGATTCAAGGCAAGACTGGTAATACAGTAGTTTTTGCAATTACTCCAAAAGGATATGAGAACCTTGCTCTTGGTATAGCAGAACTTCGTAGGTACGTTAAGGACCAACAAGCAATTATTGTATACTATGAAGAAGCACTTACAGAAAAAGAAGATACTCCATCCACCTCCGAAAATCAGTAGATTTATTATACTAGGATTTTTGGATTTGTAAACCCCCAAAAATAAAAAAAAAAATATTTTTCTTTTTTGTTTCAAAGCCATTAAAATAATGGTTTCAAAGAAACGTGTTTTAATATATAATACTACCAATAAAAAATGAAATAAATTAATGTGCGTGTAAAGATTCCGTTTTATGCGCATAATCTTTTTTGCACAATTAAGAGGTAATCCGTATGCTGAAAGTAATATCTAATTCCCAAGACAAGAATACCAGACAGTTAATGTCACAGACTAAATTTTATGAAGGTTATAGTAGATGGAATGAAGAACAGAATCGTTATGAGACATGGGAAGAAGCTGTTACACGCGTTATGGATATGCATCGAGAATATTATGCAGAAAAGATGTCCAGCGAACTAGGACAGCTGATTAACGAGGCTGAGTCACTATACAAACTACAGTATGCCCTTGGCGCACAACGTGCCCTACAGTTTGGTGGTGAACAGCTCCGTAAACACCAAATGAGAATGTATAACTGTACTTCAACTTATGCAGACCGCGCAGCATTCTTTGGTGAACTATTCTATATGCTACTATGTGGTGCTGGTGCTGGTTTCTCTGTTCAGAATCATCACATTGCTAAAATGCCAGATATTGCAGAAAGAAAGAAACAAGCAAAGGGTTATGTAATCGAGGACTCAATTGAAGGTTGGGCTGATTCACTATCTGTTCTAATGTCATCATTCTTTGTTGGCGGTGGTACACATCCAGAATTTGAAGGACGTAAGGTTTATTTTGATCTACAGAATATTCGTCCAAAAGGTGCAAAGATTTCTGGTGGATTTAAAGCACCAGGTCCAGAACCTCTCCGTAAAGCATTAGATAAGATTGAGCATATGCTTCAAGGTATTGTTCTATCTGGTCGTAATCGTCTAAAGCCTATTGAAGTATATGATATTGCAATGCATGCTGCAGATGCTGTTCTTGCTGGTGGTGTTCGTCGTTCTGCTACAATCTGTCTATTCTCACCAGACGATGAAGAAATGATCAATGCTAAAACAGGTAATTGGTTTATTGATAATCCACAACGTGGACGTTCTAATAACTCAGCAGTAATTGTTCGTAGTGAAATTACACGTGATCAGTTTAAAGATATTATGAAATCAATTAAAGAGTTTGGTGAACCAGGATTCTATTTTGTTGAGAATAAAGATTTTACTACAAACCCTTGTGTTGAAATTGGAATGTATCCACAAATTGATGGTCAGACTGGATGGCAAGGTTGTAACCTAACAGAGATTAATGGTGGTAAGTGTACAACTAAAGAAGAATTTTTCAAAGCTTGTCGTGCAGCTGCCATTCTTGGAACACTACAAGCTGGATATACAGACTTTAAATATCTAAATGAAACATCAAAGAAAATCTTTGATCGTGAAGCATTACTTGGTGTTTCTATTACTGGTTGGATGAATAATCCAGATGTTTTATTTGATGAAGAAATTCAACGTGAAGGAGCCGAAATTGTCAAAGCTGTTAATAAAGAAGTCGCCGAACTTATTGGAATTAATGCTGCCGCTCGAACAACCTGTGTTAAGCCATCAGGAAATGCTTCAGTATTACTACAGACTGCTAGCGGCATTCATGCTGAGCACTCTCCTCGCTATCTCCGCCATGTACAATTAAATAAAGATTCAGAAGTTGCTCAACTTATTGCACAATCAAATCCTTATATGGTAGAGGAATCAGTATGGTCTGCTAACGGTACAGATTACTGTACAGCGTTCCCTGTTGTTTCTCCAGAAGGTTCTTTATATAAAGAGGAACTATTTGGTACAGCTCTTTTAGAAAAAGTAAAAGTAGTACAGCAGAATTGGGTTGAAGCTGGTACTAATTCAGAACTATGTGCAGATCCAGAACTTCGCCATAATGTATCAAATACAGTAACAGTAATGCCACATCAATGGTCACAAGTAGAGGATTATGTTTATGACAACCGCCATAGTTTTGCCGGTATTAGTTTCTTGGCTGGTTCTGGTGATAAGGACTTTGCTCAAGCACCGATGACTGAAGTTTTGACTGAAGAGCAGATTGTTGATAAATACGGTAAAGCGGCACTCTTTGCTTCTGGACTTATTGTAGACACTCGTAAATCTGGATTCCGTGATCTATGGGAAGCAGCACAAGTTGCTCAAATGGATGAAGAATATAGAGGAGAGGTTTCTGATATTCGTTCGGAATGGATCCGTCGCTTTAATAAATTTGCTGATAATTATTTTATGGGTGATACAAAAGAAGCCGAGTATTGTTTAAAGGATGTGTTCTTGCTACATAAATGGACAAAGATCCAACAGAACTTTACACCAGTTGATTTTATTACACAATTAAATGAGAAAAGATTTACGGACATAGATACCATGGGTGCTGTTGCTTGTCAAGGTGGTGCCTGTGAAATAACATTTTAAGAGGGCTAAATGGAAGAAACAACATATTGGACAGAATGCGAAATATGCGATAGTGTAGTAAAAGTAACCGTAATCGATGGCGATGATGAACCTACAGTATGTCCAATGTGTGGTGAATCTGCTGACTTCAAAGAAATAGATGAATAATAAATAGCCCTGAAAGGGGCTATTTTTTTATGTGGCATTATAATGGAAAAGAGTTTGATGAAACACCTGAGGAATACCAGGGCTTCGTCTATATGATTACAGAACTTGATACTGGTATGAAATATATTGGTAAGAAATTTTTCTGGAAACCTAAGATACTACCAAAGACAAAGAAAAGAAAACGTCGAGTTAGAACACGTGCTGAGTCTGACTGGAGAAAGTATTTTGGATCAAGTAAAGAAGTACAATTACTTGTAGAAGAAAAAGGTGAGAACAATTACCATCGTGAGATACTTAAACTTTGTAGAACTAAAGGTGAGTGTTCTTACTATGAGATGAAATATCAGTTAGAATATGATGTTCTTCTCAAACCAAATGAATACTATAATGCTTTTATTGGTGGAAAAATTCATAGAAAGCATATTTTAGGTTTACAATCAGATGAAGATGTGTTAGAATAGATCTAACA